GTGTTCTGATCAACAAGGTAGCAAACGAAATCGCTGCTAAGACCCGTCGCGGTGCAGGTAACTTCATCGTCGTGTCTCCGCAAGTCGTGTCCGTCCTGCAATCTGCTGCTAAGTCTGTGTTCGCACCAGCTGTTAGCGGATCGTTCGAAGGTCCGAACAACACTCGCCTGGCTGGTGTTCTGAACGGTACCATCAAGGTTTACAGCTTCCTGTTCAACGCTTCCTTCGGAACCGTTGCTTCTGGAGCCCCTGTAACCGGTGGCGCAACTGCTACTTCCGACATCGTTCTCGTCGGATACAAGGGCGGAAGCGGCGAAACCGATACCGGATACTTCTACTGCCCGTACGTGCCTCTGATGACCAGCAACACTGTTGTGGATCCAAACACCTACAACAACCAGCTGATGGTCATGACTCGCTACGGTAAGGTTACCTTCGTATCTTCCCAGTCTTCGTTGGCCAACTCGGCTGATTATTACGGGAAAGTTGTTGTCAATAACCTCACCTTCATCTAAAATCTCACGGTTTTGATGAAAACGAAGGAAAAGTAGCAAAATTAGAATGCCCAGATTTGTCTGGGCATTCTTTTATAATAGTCTAGAATAATATACATTCTCACTTTCTTGTGATACTATCTAACGATGAATCTTTGTCAAAACTGTGGATGTGAACGTCACCCCATTGCCAAACCTGGCAACTGTCAAGTATGTCATACTAAGCTAAAGAGAGAACAGTTCACTAAAGAATGGACACAACGTCTGATTGAACTTAATTACACGATAGTAGAGTTTAATCTTATGCGAGGTATCCATTCAAAGGTGACAGTGACAAATAAGAATTGTGGTCATACTTTTACTGCTCATCTCAACAATATTCTAAATCAAAAGACGATATGTGCAGAGTGTGGTCCCAAGAAGCGCATGAAACATGCTCTCAAATTCTATGTAGAGAAGTATGGAAGAACTTATGATCTAACGAAGTGGAAAGACTACCAGCACAAAGTGCGGATGCTCTCTGGGCCAAATTACTACAAAGATTTCTATCGCATCAATCCATTAAACTTGAAGCGTGGCCGAGTGGAGATTGATCCTGACTGTGTCCACCTTGACCACATCATCCCAGTCATCTACGGCTTTAAGAACGGTTTAGCCCCTGAGATCTTAGCAGATGCTCAAAACTTGAGGATCGTTCCAGCAAAGACAAACCTGTCGAAGAAGTCTACCCTGACAAAGGAAGCAGAAAAGTTACTTCTTAGATTGACAGCTGATGTCACCGTGAAGAGTAGTTCTGAACCAGTGATGTCCCTCAGTACAAGCAGAGCCGACGACATTCCATGTTGAAGCAGTTCCAACAATGAACCCGATAAGCATTCCCAAGACAAAGGTAGAGATTGCTGAGATAGTGATCTTCTTGCTCATCTGAAGAGTGCTCCACTCATCGGAATTCCATTGTCGTTTAGGTGCTTCGCCCACATAATCTGTAAGATCTGCTGAGCCCGTCCGTACCCGATCTTGTTGCCGATCGTGTCTAAAATCTGCGCAAGAGGTTCATTCCTCAACAGTTCAAGATCTTTGTCAAGATCGCCACGATAGTACATTGAATTCGATTCAGGAGCAATTGCCAACGGTGGAAAGCTGACCCCGATCTCATACAGCTCACTCGCCGGCATCGGCTCACCAACTTCATTGGCAATAAATCGAACTACTTCCCAATCGCTGACTTGCTCTTTCTTGTGCTGGCGCAGGTGATTGCGTAGCGGCCCGATACCCTTCCAAACCTTTCCGGTAGGAGACCATGAGATATTCGATGCACGGCTTCCGCCCTCCGAGAAGAGTAGGGTTTGTTTGTGACGAATCTTGAACAGTTCTTTCATGCTTCTCTCTTTCGATAGATGGGAACATACTTCCCGTTGACGTCACGAATCTTGCGATCAAACTTTAGCTTCTTATTCTTCTTGAACTGAGGATCTACTGCGTCTGGGTGAACTCGGCCATTGCGTTGAAACTCGTAGAAATACTTGCCGTGCACGACTTCCCAACCGTCACTCATGTAGAAGTGACCAGCACGATTGTTCTGTTTGGCTACATCTCGGTACACTTCTGCGCCTTCACCAAGTTTTAGAGCCAAGCGAAAGGCTTTTCGACGAGTATCAACCTTGTGGTACTTGTCAGTATTGTAGTTGTAATTTGGCGGATAGACGATGTACGTCAGAGTACGGTATGGTTTGATCTTTGTTCTTTTGAAGCTTGGATCTTGCGCATAAGCAATTGTATCTTCGCAGTTATCAAGAGCCGACAACAACTCTTTGTCTGACATTGCACTCACTCTCTCGATCGCCCTTTCAGATGCTGCTAGCAGATCGGGTTTTGAGAGAGCTGTTAACATCGCTCCGACCAAAGAGTGCTTTCCGTGGTCAATGTGACCGATCGTACCTACATTTACAATCTTCTCTGTCATGATTACTCCTTCAGCAAATCTTTGTATTCTTCGACGATCCCTTGAACTTCGGCCATCATCACAAACACGTTAGTAACTTGGACACTCTCACATAACCATTCCTGAACGTGACCGTTCTTCAAGAAGATCTTTCCAGAGAGATACTCTTTAGTCTTGGGGTCGTTAAACGTGCCGTTGAATTGGTCTTCAAAATCAGATCGCGGTGCAACTGTCTTCTTCCAGTTAATACCAAACTGCCTGATCTCTTTGATCGCGATTTCCTTAGCCTTGATGAACGCATCGTAGGCAGTACCATATTCTTGGCGGTACTTTTTTGGATCGATAGGGTCAAAACCGCTGTAGTAGCTAACCTTGACTCCGACGTTGCCGTGCTTCAGCAGATAAGCCCATGCAAATTGCGTAGCGTTCATGTTTTGTTCCCTTGCTTTTGAAGAGCGATCTCATTGAGTTGGCGGTGATACTTGCAAATACGAGGATAACCGTCTTTGACGAGCTTCGTCCAGCGAGCTACCTGCCAGCCTAGCAGAGTACCGTGCTTTATGAAGTACTTTGCTGTGATTGAACCGCCGAATGCATCAGCTCCGGTAAAACCGATGCCGTTGTCTTGATTGGTAGCCATTGTATTCTGCTCAGAAGCTGTTTGACGTTCAAAGATGCGAACGAGAGCTTTGCCGATGACTGCCGCGACGAACTCTTTTCGAGAGTCATTCAGCATGTCACGGAGAGAGTCTTTAGTAACGAGCGGTTGAAGTTTCATTCTGTCCCCAAGATTCTGCGAATGTCAGCAAACGCTTGCTTGGCTTTCTCAGCAGTAGGCCCCAGCTCATAGTCAATCATTTTCTTACCGACTATACCCATGAGAATCTCTGCTTCAACTTCTTCGATATGAGACTTCAGTTCGGCATTCAGATACGCGAGAGAAAAACACTTGAAGAGTTGATCAGCTTCGTCTTGGCTCTGAACAACTTTGATACTCTCGAAGAATTCTTTGCCGAGCTGTTTGAGTTCTTCAAGAGTGCACTTTTCGTAGTTAGAAATTGTAGTCATTTTCAATTACCTTGTCTTGATTACTGGGAACGACCACCCTCGACCGGGATTCTCGTTGTGAGCAACCGAGTAACCGTTAGCAAGTTCATACCAGTAGTACACGTTTCGATGTTTTCCTGGCCAAGGCTTGTAAACTTCATCGTGAATCAGCAGGCTGTGTTCTTTAACTACAGCAACGTCGCGAAACTCGTAAGCCTTGGTATCGAGAAACTCTCCACCACAGAGCTCCATCGGCATTACATCACGTAGAGTCTTGATTCTTACAAAATTGATTGGATCTACCGGCAGATTTCCCATAACACCTCCGTCATTTGCGATGGAGTAATTATATCACAAGCCTCACCAAAGTAAACACTTAAATTGCGTTGCCCCACTCGATGCGTGGTTTCAAGTACAGGTCAATGTATCGCTCGTACCGCTTCTTCGGTAGACCCAGCAGTTTCAAGAGCTCAAAGAAGTTGGCAGTACACTTGTCAACATTGGTGTAGTTTAGAAGTAACGTTTCAGCTTCTCTCACAGAGGAGAAGAGCTTACTGGTAGATGCTCTCGGTCGAGCAATCTTCTTAGCATAACCGACCAATGCTTGGATGAAGGCTGTGTGTTCTACTTGCATCTCCATGTCAATCGCACTGTCAAAGCCTCTCCACTCAATAGTTTGATCTCTACAGGTCAAAACTTGACCGCGACCGTAAGGGTAACTTTTACAACTGTTACAACTGTCAGTATCAAAGTGCAAGCCGTAATTATTTTGCTCGATGTCTATAAACCAAGACGCGATCGATACCGCGTTGATCTTGTCAGAAGGGTGGACGAACAGCCAGCCGAGGTATGGCCTGCCTGCGACGAGTCGGAACAGAGAGTCACGAACTTTAGCAGACATCCAGTCAAGGTGATGATGCCCCATACCCCCACCAACCCAGTCTACTTCAGGAACAAGACCGATCTTTTTTGCAATATCGCGAACGTTTTCATTCCATGTCAAGAATTCTATCCAGCTCTTGGTAGGGTGGCTGACGACCTCAATGACTGCATCATCGCTATACACTCGATCAACGTAGATATCATGGTAGTTTATGTTGTTGTGCATTCTCAACAGAAGAGCATTTTGATGATCATCATATACCAGTGGTATGTCAGCATCGGTATTGGCTACACGACGTCGAACATCATTGGTAAATCTCCGCTTGGGCAAGAAAGTCAGTTCGTGACCGATCTTCGTAACCCACTCGACCTTCTTAGCTAGCGGATCTTCGAGAGAGCGAAATTTTGGAGCGATCTTAACGATACGATTTGATTCTGGACGAGACTCTTCTCTTGGTGAAGACATAATGCTATCACAAGAACACATGCTAGAGGTGATACCGTAGTAGCGATTCATGCTGCTGTTTCCTCTATATGTTTGCAAGACTTGCGGAACTGAAATCCTATGCAAGTGCAGGACGATCGGCCGTTTTGAGTCGTTACAGTGTAGACCATTCCCTTGGAGCCTTCAACGAGACGAACAGAATCTTTTGTCGTTTTGCTCTTGTAACAAACATCTTGGTCACCGATCTTAATGATCAAGTCTTTCCTGATGATCCGAATAGGAAAGTCACGGATGCCGGTAGACATGCGGATATTTTCAGGTGGATCGTATTTTGCGCTTGGGAGAATGAAGCCAGAGTAGGAACTAGTTTCCGGAGCGGCAGGATAAGGCAGAATCAAATTTTTGGCAATCACGGTGTAATGGGTTCCAACTTTGAGCATCATTGCCTCAGCTGTAAAATTGATAGAGTAATTATATCATGAGCTTCAAGAAAGTAAACACAAATTAGTTCAAATATCTATCACTTCAAAAATTCCATTTTTAGAAACATCCCAAATGATAATTTTATGTAGAAATCCAACATCTTTGCTTGCTTTGTGCTTTGCAAGATTCTTTTCCACTTCACGGTCGAACGTGTAAGTACTTTTTACTTCAATGAGCATATTTTTAGATTTGATGAAGATATCAGGATAGTATCGTCGAGTTTTACCATCAAACTGATAAGATATTACAGGAACATTTATTCTTTCAAGCTCGAGATCATTCTCATTAATTCCGCTATCCAGTAAATATTGAATTACATAATTCTCATATCCTTGATATTTGATTATTTTCCCAGAAGGTAGCACCATCTCTTTGAACTTATATCTAACTTGAAGCTGATTTTGCATACACCGATCAAATATTGCTGGATCATGCATTACATGTTCTACACCGTAACGTTCTAGATTAGTTTTCTTAATCTTATTACGAATTATTTCATTTTGTAATGGGTTTTCTACACCATATCTCTTTAGATTTGTAAGTTTAACTTGAGACGGATTCCATCCATTCTGCCCATATCTCTCTTGATTTGTCTTCTTGATCTTATTACTTATATGTTCATTCTGATGTGGATTATCAACTCCGTATCTCTCTTGATTTGTCTTCTTAATCTTATTTTTGATCTCTTCAGATTGAAATACATTATCTACCCCATATTTTTGTCGAATTGCTTTTTTATGAACTTCTGTTCCAAAGCTTCCTGGCAAAATTGGATATTTTTCTTTCAATTTCTTCTTAAACTCTGCATTTTGAGTATGTGGGCCGCCGTATTTTTTAAGTTCCGTTTGTCTTATCTTTTCTTTTCTTATTGGATCATTTGCTGCACACCACTGACTGCAAGTTTTATTAAACTTTCTGTCTTTGAATCTTACTTTTCCACCACAAATAATACACTTAGGTCTTATTTGTGTGTTATTTTCTATTGCCCAAAGAATTTCTTGTGCACTCTCAAAGTTTTTTTGTGAGTTAAGTAATTCTTTTATTTTCTCTTGTGAAGCTTTTGATTGACGTTTGGCCGAATATATTTTTCCAGATGAATCTAAATAAAACATTTTAAGTTCATTCATAATGTTTTTCATTACCTAGTATCTCCATGAGTATCTAATAATTATTTATAAATTTAGAAATTATTTTCTATTTTTAGAATTAATCTTAAATAATCAAAATCATTTTTAAGGAGATTATGATGGCCGTTTTGGTTAGTCCTGGAGTGTCAGTTCAGATTGTCAATGAGAGCTTCTACATTCCACAAGCAGCTCCGACCGTTCCTCTCATCTTCCTTGCAACACGAGCTGACAAGAAGCAAGCTAACGGAGTTACTCCAGCAGCCGGTGCACTTGAACACAGCATCGTACGTCAAATTACTTCATTGAACCAGTCAGTTTCGACGTACGGAGTACCAGCTTTCAGAACTCTCACCGGAACAAATGACGGAGGAACTCCACTTCACGGGGATGCAAGAAATGAATACGGTTTGTTTGCATTAAATCAAGCCTTGACAATTCTCAGCAATGCTTATGTCGTTCGCGCAGATGTAGACTTGGCTGATAGTCCAGTAACGATCTGGGGATCTAGCACCCCAGCTTTCGTTGCAACGGGTGGATCTACTGCTACAGGATACTCGATGTCTTCTCCGGTAGTCAACCAAGCAACTGCTAAAGCAGAAACGTGGACGTTGACAGCTGCGGCTGGATCTAACGGTGTTACTGCCGGTACTATCCAATTAGCTGGATCTGGATATGTCGCTGGAAGCTACTTAAACGTTCCCCTGATCTATTCTTCTGGACCGACTTTTAACGGTGTAGGCGCAACTGCTAACATTACTGTGGCTGGAGTTACTCCAGGAACTTCTACAGTTCTGTATACTGCAACAGCTGTCACTGGATCAACACTAGCTGGAATCGCAGGCGGTTCTTATACATTCAAGGTTACTGTAAACGGCGGCGCTGCATTAGTTTACACCATAACTGCAACTGGAACTGATACGTTTAGTTCTTTGGCAGGCTTAATGACTAATGCGTCTCTTGGATTGTTTACCGTTGCGGTTGATGCTGCTACACCTGGTGGTTTCGTCTTGACAAGTTCTACCCTTGGATCTCTTTCTTCATTGGTAGTAACGATCCCAGCTGGTACTGGAACGGATCTATTCCAGACAATCTCAACCGCGTTTGGTGGTGCAGTTATCATTAACACCCCAACAACTGGTACGAACGGAGTTACTAACGTTCAGATCGTAACTACAGGTTCGGGATATGACACTGATGACATTCTTTCTGCAGCTTCAGCAAACCTTGGTGGAGGCACCCCAGTCGCATTTGAATTTGCAATCACTTCTGTGGCTCCAACAACTTTTAGTGTTACCGGATCACTGTCGGGGCTGCAAGGATATGCAACCGTCGGTGCATTGTATACAAACTTTGACGTATCGTTCACGATAAATCAAGGAACTGTTGTATACCGCGCAGGAGATGCGTGGTCGTTCGCAATCTCAAGCACTGGTACCGTTACTTCTGTTCTTGGAGCAAATGATGCCGCAAAACGTGCATCGATCGTCACCGCTCTAAAGGCTGAGATCAACGGTAACACTAACGTTCGTTCGGAAATTTACGAGTACAACTTAATTCTATGCCCAGGCTACTATGAAGTTGTAGGGGATCTGTTGAACTTGAGCCTTGCGATCAATGAAGAAGCTTTCGTCATCGCAGATACTCCGTTCACGAATACTCCAGAACAAACTGCTACTTGGGGTAGCACAGTTGCTCGTCAGATTAGCCAAAACGTGGCTTATTACTACCCACACGGGCTTGCTTCGAACCTCGACGGCAACACAGTGTTTACTGCTGCTTCTGGTACTGCTCTGAAAACCTACGCTTACAGTGACAGTGTCTCTGAAGTTTGGTATCCGCCTGCTGGTACTCGTCGAGGTGTAGTCACCGGACTGCAGGACATCGGTTACATTACGGGCACTCTGGGAACCGCTACCACCTTCGTTTCAGCACCGCTGAATCAAGGTCAGCGTGATCTTCTGTATCAGTTCAACACTAACATCAACCCGATTCCGTACCTCCCCGGGCACGGCATCATTGTGATGGGACAGAAGACATCTCCATCGGCCGCTTCTGCACTTGATCGTGTTAACGTGATGCGCATGATGATGTTGATCAAACGTGACATTCGTAAGTCTTCAATGTCTTACTTGTTTGAATTGAATGATCGCATCACTCGTGATTCGATCAAGCAGATGATTGACAACTACTTGAACGACATTCTGCAACGTCGTGGACTATATGACTTCGTGACGATCTGTGATGAATCAAACAACACTCCGCAGCGCATCAACAATAATGAACTGCACGTTGACATCGCGGTCTCTCCAACGAAGGCAGCGGAATTTATCTACATTCCGATCCGCGTTGTGGCTGCTGGTACCAGCCTGGCTGGTGGTGTATAAGCGAACAGGTTTGAGGCCCGACTTCGGTCGGGCCTTTTTCATTACGAAGACAGATAAATAAGATCATGGCTTTTACCGAAACTAACATGATTGAAGCTAGCAAGAATGCTTCAGTATCATTTACCTTAAAGAATCTTCCAAAGAGCTCTCTTGCCGTTGGGAATTGTGTACTCTACGCCGAAGCTTTGCGTAAAGAAATAGGTGGTAAGGGAAAGATCGTTGAATTTAAGCAAATCAAGCCTAAAACCGAATATCACACCGTGCTACAGCTAAACGGTAAGTACTATGATTGGTTGAATCCAGAAGGTGTTTCTGATTGGAAGAAGCTAAAATTTTGGGATGATGCAAACAAGAAGTACGGAGATGAAGCTCGTACCTATGAGTCTCCTGTTGTACATGAAGATAAAATATGACTACTTTCAAAGAATTCTTGTTGGACGAGATCATCGTTGAAGAAATCTCCGTCGATGGTGACAATCTGCGCATCACTACCCAGCACTATAAGGCCGGATCTACTAAGGACGCAATCTCGACTTCATTCAGATCTCAACCGTACACATCCAAGATCAAAGGTACTAATGCAGAGATCTTCTCTCTGCTAAATTACGTATCTTCGGATGTCTCTACTAATATCTTGAAGTCTCTGAAGGGTAAGGGGCCATACAAAGTCAACGAGAAACAGTTTTCTACCTTGCTCCAACAAGTCAAACAACATGCTGGGATTGCACTCAAGCGTATAAAACCTGACGTCATCATCTACCCAAAGTCAAGTTCTCCACTTCTTAAGCAATTCGTAGATGAGATCCACGACGCATACCCTCATGCTGAAATTCTTGAAGAAAGATTCGTTAAGAAGCTTCTTGATGCTGAAGATGTTGAGCCTCTCATCAATACGGGTCACCCGGACTGGAAGAAATTCTCTACAGAACACCCAGATCAAGTTGAGCTTCTCAAGAAGAATCTAAAGTATCAGATCAAGCATGGTGAACTAGAACTAAAGAAGTTCTACAAACCATACCTTAAGTTCATCAAGAATTTTATTGAATTGAAAGATGCGTATGAAGTTCTTGAGAAAGTCATGGGAGCAAATGTTCTCGTAGTAGATGACATTCTCTCATCAGGAACGACGATGGCAGAGATGATCCGCCAACTTGAAGAATTTGAACCGTCAAAAATTAGCGGTCTTACTCTTTTTAAACTCACATCTTCAGCAAAATAATCATTAAAAGTGTTTACTTTTAAGTAGCACATGATATAATTTCCTTGTTCAATTGATGAATAAGGAGGTTAGGTTGGATTATACTTGCACTGAACTACAAATGTCGGCACAGCGTGTAGCTGATGCCTACGCCAAGATAGCTAACAAACGTCTCGGTTGTACTCTTCCTATCCCGGTTCCGCTGTCGTTTGATCTCTGTGATACAGATCCCAAGACCGCCGGGATGGCACATCACTCGTTACGAGTCCAGATCAACATGGTCCTCTTTGAGGACAACGTTTCTCACATCCTCAATGAGACACTTCCTCATGAAGTCGGACATCTCGTTCAGTTCAACAAGTTTGATCACAAAGGACTTCACGTTGAGGGGCATGGCGCTGAGTGGAAAGAAATCATGCGGAAACTCGGTAAAGACCCACACAAGTACCACAATCTGGATGTCACAAAGGCCATAGCTCACCACAAGAAAGTGAAAGCTGAAAATAAAAAGAAAGCTAAAGCTCAGAAGTTCGTGACCACAGCAGAGAAGATCTGATGAACCTTCGCCTTCTACTCCTCAATGAGTGCAACCGATCATGCCGAAAGTGTTGCAATAAGAACTTTGACCTCAGCTCGCTGCCGGAGTGCAAATCTTATGCCGACTACAAGTCAATCATCTTGACCGGCGGAGAGCCGATGTTGAAACAAGACCTAATCAAACAGATTGCGGCAGACATTCGCTCGCAAAATTCAACTGCGAAGATCTACGTTCAAACCGCATGGTCAAAAGGACCTGAAGATCTCGTAGAAATTCTCGGCCATGTTGACGGTTTGACCTTGACGATGCATACTCGTAAAGATACCGTACCCCTCGAGCAACTTGTAAAGTTACTGCCGAGTTTTAACAAGAGTCTAAGACTGAACGTCTTTCGCGGTATCAGTACTGGCGAGGCAGATCTGTCTGCCTGGAACGTTAAGAAGGGACTGACTTGGATGGATGACTGTCCCTTACCGATAAATGAAGTGTTCATGAGAGTGGAGAGCCGTTATGCAAATTAAATTTCAAATTTGGAAATCGATCGCTAAAGATCTATTGATGATCTTCTTCTGGATCGTCTTTATCCTCATTGCGTTATACGGGCTTACCTTTGCCTTCGTTGGATTTACAAATGCCTATATTGATGGTCACTGTGCTCACGGTGGTTATCAAACTGATAACTACACCTTCTCCTGCAAGGAACGACATGACCGGTAAGCCTAAGCATCAGATTCAAAAGTATGATCGCCACAGCACCGCTCCGATCAATTCTATCTTTGCTCAGATCAAGGCTGCTCGAGAAGCTTTTCAACCGTCAGGATTCAAGATCTTTGATACATCTACAGTGAAGATCGGAGTCAACGGCCAGGTGGTCAACTCTACTTCTCTACGTCTTCGTACTTTCCTTGAGAAGGGCACCAAGTGCTTCTGCTGTGGTCTCGAAGCTACTCACTTCGCAGTTGAACGCGATCTAGCAACAGCTTCCAGGAACGGTGGCTACCACCTAAATCTCTGGGGTGTCAAGGACGGTGAAGAAGTTCTCTTCACCCACGATCACATCCTTGCCCGTGCGTTGGGTGGTAAAGATCAAATCGAGAATACTCAAACGGCGTGTTGCTACTGCAACTGGGAGAAAGGTTCTCGTGAGCAGATAGAAGCTCAACAACGAAAGGCAAAACCGTGCTGATCGACAACATCCTACAACTAATGACCCCACCAGAGATTCTCGCGAAGACGACTTTTGATAAAGCCTTCCCGATTCTCCCTGAGCGCTTTCCCACTTTCGATTATCTTCTTAAGTGGCGGCAACAGATTCGTGATCTGATAATCTTGCCGGTGAAGAACGATGAGATGAGAGCTTACTATCACACTCTCGATCGTGAAAAGCTTGCTCAAGACGTTCGAAAGAAGATGGGTAATGTTAGGTTTATGTTTGCATGTAACGAGTTCCCTTACCTTGTTCCGAAGAACACACAACAGTTTATAGTGTGGGTCAAAGAACCGGCTGAGACCCGTGAAGCAATCGCCGGCTACATCAAAATGCTCGTAGAAGACTATCACTGGTCAATTGATGACCTGATTCTCTTTGAACGTCCTTTGGGTGTAACGACTAAGCTCGTCAAGGGTACCTTCCCTGCGATTAGACACGTACATCTCTGGGTTCGTGACAAACAAACAGGTTTACAAGACTCATAAGATGTGATACAATGACATAGATTGCCTTAGTTCCATAAATAGATTCATGGCATTAACGGAGACATGAATGGAACTTGGTACAACTATAATAGAAGGACATGGAAGATTCAAAACTAAAATCATCAGTAATCTTCAATGTGATCTTTGTCTCATAACTTATGAGCTTCATCAAAATGCAGCAAAGTTAAGAAGATCTAAACGAGTTGCTAATGGTAGAGATCTTTGCGTTTCATGTATTAGAAAAGAAAATTCAAAGAACTTTGGTAAAGCTGGAACCGTTGCATTAGAGAAGCTTTCAATAGAAGAACGAAGAGAAAATGCCAGAAAAGCTGGTAAAGCTTCTGCTATGAAAAGTCCCGGTGATAAGAACAAGAGCAAATTTTCATCTGCTAAGTGGAACTCTCTCAGCAAAGAAGATCAAAAAGTTCAAGTAATGAGAGCGAATGCAGGATTACAAGAAAAGTTAAAAGATCCAAACTACCGTCGATCTCACTTTGAAAAAGTATTTCAAAATTCGATGATAGGATATATCTCAAAATTTCAGAGAGAAGTTTTCGATTTTCTCAAAGAGACAATACCTGATCTTGAATTAGATAAGAATGTCAATGGTATGAAGGTAGACATTTGTAGTGAAGCAAAAAAGTTGATTATAGAATGTCATGGAGATTTCTGGCATTGTAACCCTAAAACTTGGCAGTCAGACCAACATCATCCGATTATGAAGATGACTGCTAAAGAAAAGTGGCGCTTAGATCAAAATCGGTACTTCTATCTTATTAGTATTGGATATAAAGTAAAGATTATCTGGGAGTCTGATTGGAAAGAAAATAAGGAGAAAAGTATATGTCATTTCATTTGAGATTTCCAAGCATCGATCAGTTCCGTAGCGTCTGCAAACATGTTCGGGACCGATGCAATTATCACAATGTTTCATTGCCAAAGCTGACATTTAACGGTACAGTGAAATTACATGGGACAAATTCTTCTATTGTCAAAAATCCACAGACAGGTGAGATCTGGTGCCAATCTCGTGAGCAGATCATCACTCCCGAGAAAGACAACTCCGGCTTTGCAACCTTCATCTCTAAGGTGCCGGGCCGTGGAATCGACACATACTTCAACATTGCGGCTGCGGTGTATGGGATGACCGAGATCAAGCCTGGTGACCTCATTGGTATCTACGGAGAGTGGTGTGGTCAAGGCATCATGAAGGGTGTAGCCATCTCCCAGATTCCGAAGCGCTTTGTGGTCTTTGGCATCAAGGTCTACACTTCCGGAGCAACGACTGAAGACTGTCAAGATGGCGGAACTACTAAGTGGTTCAATCCAGCTCAGCTGAAGACTGTACAAGACAAGTATGAGTGGGAGATCAACAGTACTCTTGGAATTGTATACACTGGATACACTGGAATCCACTCGATTCAACAGTTCCAGTCTTGGAACGTCGAGATCGACTTTGCGAGCCCTGAACTTGTTCAGAACTACCTGGTTGAACTGACCGATGGTGTAGAAAAAGAATGTCCGGTCGGTAAGGCTTTCGGTGTCAGTGGAGTCGGTGAAGGTATCGTGTGGCGTTGTGTGACTGCACATGACACCATCAAGACTTCTGACCTGATCTTCAAGGTCAAGGGAGAGAAGCATTCCGACACGAAGGTTAAGACTACCGCATCGGTTGACATTGAGAAAGTGAACAGCATCAAGCAGTTTGCCGAGAATGTAGTTACCGATCACCGCTGTGAGAAGATGATCGAGAAGCTGAAGGAGCAAGGACTTGATGTGGACGTCAAGAACACCGGAGTCTTCTTGAAGCTGGTCGGAGCAGACGTTCTCAAGGAAGAGTCTGACGTGATCGATGTGTCTGGGCTGGAGCGTAAAGACGTGATGCCCGCTGTGAACGTCTTGGCTCGTCAGTACTTCATGAAGTTGATCAACGGAGCCCCGTTGTGAGTAACGAGGACTCTGCTAACTTTGTCAGAGAGTACGTCGATCTCTGTCGGAAGTACAAGGCTGAAGTTGTAGTGAATGTCCATGGAGTACACATGGTGCATTTTGACGATGGTAAGCAGGTTTCGTTCAGTTCTGTATTCCCAGAGTGGAACAAAGAAGTACCAACTAATTGCAGAAAACGAAAACCTCGTGAGCTTGATCCAGATGTACCCTTTTCTAGTGAAGAATTTGAGAAAAGGGTAGATAAAATCTGTGGGTGTGAGGGTCGTTGGGACTGTGATTGTGTAGGGTGCTTCGGACAAGCTAGGATGGAACTCTGGACAGAATACAACGAGCGAAATAGAAAATGATCAAAAAGTATCGCGCTATCTTCATTAGCGACGTTCACCTTGGTACTCGAGACTGCAAAGCTGAAGAGCTAAACAATTTCTTGAAGCACAACTCTTGTGAAACTCTCTACCTCGTCGGTGACATCATTGACGGGTGGAGAATCCAGCAGAACAAGTGGACATGGAAGAAGAGCCACACAAAAGTCGTTCGTCGCATTCTTGGTATGATGAAATCGAGGACAAAGGTGATCTTTGTCCCTGGAAATCATGATGAGTTCCTCAGAATCTTACCTCACGAGGCTGGATTTGACTTGATCAAGATTGTGAATCAGACAGATCACGTCGGTATTGATCAAACCAAAAGACTGGTAACTGAATGCTTCGGCTGATGCTTACAATCATGCCGTAGAGACTGCAAAAGCTGAAGTTGCTTAAAAAGCAACTTCAGCTTTTGCAATGGTGTTAAAACTCCCTACAAACTTCGTTTCGTCATCGTAAAGTCCACGACCGGATTCGGGATCTACGGTGACGAAACGTTGTACATGCTTACTTCTTAAATTCAGCTTGCAGCTTCTTGAGTCCTTCAATAACGTTTCCGATAAACGATGAAATTTCTCCTGTAAGTTTAGCAACCTCATCATATTGTGGTTCCATCTTATCGGTCCATGTGCCAGCTTCCTTCATCTTGTCACGACGATAAAGAATAGAGTAATCACCGTGCTTTGGATCAGCTTTCTTGGTCACATTATCTAGAGCATTGTACTTCTTTTCAAGCTCATCAACAAGCTTTACCAGATCGCCAGCTTCATCTTCAATCTTAACTGTCTTCAGCCAGTAATTTAAGAGGCCATGAGCATCTTTATTATCTGCGACGTCTTTAACCGTCAACAGGTCTTTAATTGCTGTGTCAATACGGAATTCCTTACGGTTGATCTTTGGCATGTATTTTGCTAGCATTGACTTAATGAACTCTTCAAGATACTTCTCAAGTTCTTCTTCAACTCTCTTCTCATTCCACTTCCTGACTCCCATTCCGCGAACTGCGGCAGGTAGGTCACCGTCATTGTACCAACGATAGTACTGATGAAAGACAGAATCTTTCTTCTTTTGGTCAGTCTTGTTGAGAATTCCCTTGTCGTACATCCACCACAAGAGTTTGTCAATCTTCTTCAGTCGACCATCCCAGGCTCGTCTTGGTTTTGCTTCATTAATTTGTAAAAGTTCTTGTAAGAGTTCCATGAATTGCTCCAGAGAGAATTATTTGATGACGATATTTATAATCGCGTTAGTAACTTCAAACTTTTAAGTTTGATTCTTCATAAATAAAATCATGCCATATCTTTACATCAAACAGCATACTGTTACCGGTAAGTTCTACTTTGGAAAGACAGTTAGTGATCCGAACAAGTATAACGGATCTGGTAAACATTGGCTTCGTCATTTGAAAGTTCAAGGGTTTGAGCATGTTGTGAATCTTTGGTATGAATTCTTCGATGAGCAAGAAGAGTGTACAAAGTTTGCTTTAGAGTTCTCTGAGAAGATGGATATTGTCAAGTCAGAGCAGTGGTTGAATCTGAAACCTGAAGATGGACAAGATGGTGGGGGCACCGGTGGTACTCCTGAACAATTAAAAGAATGGCGAGCTTTTGCAATTGCATCACCTAATCACAATTCTAAATCCCTAGAACACTTAACAAAGATGAGAAGTGCATGTGCACTTTCTCCTAAACACAATTCAAGACACAAAGTTAAGTGCCCTTATTGTGAAAAGATTGGGACTGAACCACCTATGAAGCATTGGCACTTTGAGAATTGCAAATTGAAGGAAATAGAAAATGTCTAACGGAATTCCTGATTCAAAACACTTGCTATGGACAGATGGTCAAGCCATCGGTCCCTTGAATTTCACGAGAGCTTCTCTCATCACTGCTGGAAGCTTTATTGTCGGTCAGTCTTATCTGATCAATTCGCTAGGCACAACTGACTTTACGACGATCGGTGCACAAAGCATTCCGGCTGGAAGTTTCGTCATTGGTCAGACTTATATCATCAATTCAGTAGAGACCACCGATTTCACTTCGATCGGTGCACAATCCGATACGATTGGGACTACATTCACTGCTACTGGTCCAGGAACTGGTACCGGTACTGCTTTGAATTATGCGTTCACTGCTACCGGAGTAGGTTCTGGTACTGGTACTGCTGTCACTCCTGATTCTGGATTAGCAGGCACTGCTGGAATTTTATCTTGGAGTCTACCAAAGAACCAAATAACTGGATCTACGAACATCAACGTTTACAACGGAATCCTGCTCACGGGATCTGTTCGCGAGATCAATCAATCTAACTATCCAACCGACACGGTTCTTTACTCATCATCTGCTAGTATGACCGGTGGTAGTATCGCTGGGATAGGTATGATCACTCCGGGTTCTGGATACACCCCAGGCACATACACTGTTTCGCTACTTGGTGGATCGGGTAAGGGAGCAACAGCAACGATCGTCGTTGGAGCACTTGGAACTGTTACCACCGTGACGCTCATCAACTCCGGTACAGACTATGTTCCATATCAACTAGTAAACACCACAACCGGTGCTGTACCATTGTATGACGGTGACTTGTTGACTGCAAATCTCGGAACTGTTGGATCTGGATTTAGCATACCGGTCTCATCTGTTACCCTCATGTCTGATATGATCGGAAGCGCTCAAGTAGTTGGTGCATTTTACAATGACGTCACCACGACTTCGATGATCGTTACCGGTCTGCAACCCAATACTCCGTACTACTTCTCAGCTCACGTCGTCTCGAACGTCCTGAACTACTACACGTTTGGGGTTCAGTCTTATGCAACTTCACAAACGTCTGCACCGGGAACGTATGCGAATGATCTTCCGAAGAGTTACGGTCCACCGCTCAACCCAATGCCTGGGCAAGTTTACTTTGATGAGAATCAGAAGCTAGTTTTTGTTTGGGATTCTGCTAATCAACAATGGGCCCCTACCTCACCATCAAACGTACTAACGAACACATTTGATCCAGTACCTGGACAAGTAGGACTTCCCGTTGGATATCCGGCACTGGGTGACTTTTTCTACAATACAGCCCAAAAACTACTGAAGTGCTGGGATGGTTCTCGATGGAACTCGGTAGAAACTTCATCTGGTACACCGATGTATGAAAAGCAAGATGTCGGTACAGACCTGACGTCTTTTGCTCGTGTAAGCATGATTGACGTGTTGAAGAAACAATTTGGTTGGCCGGTAGTTTGTGTAGAGTTGATTGAAGATCACTTTCACATCGCGATCGATAATGCTCTTCAAGAACTACGTCACCGTACTGACTCGGCTTACACAAAGCAATACTTTTTCATGCAGATTCAGCAGTTCCAAGACATTTACTATCTCAATGACCCGTCGACTGGTACTGATCGAATTGCAGATGTTTTAAAGATTCACCGTTTGAATTTGCTAGGTTTGGTAAACTTTGCACCTGACAACATCTATGCACAGCAGTTCCTGAACCAATTCTATGCTCCGGGCGTGTCTTACGATTTGGTGTCGATTCACTTGATCCACGCAATGTCAGAAACGTTCTCTCTGCTGTTTGCAGGCGAAGTAACATTTAATTGGAGAGAAGCGTCACGACAACTGAACATCTACAAGAAGTTCGGTACCCCTGAAAAAGTTCTCATTGAGACAAGCTGTGAGAAACCAGAACAAGAGCTACTGCAAGATCGTTGGGTTGCTCAGTGGATCCAACAGTGGGCAAGAGGTGCATGCTGCATGATGCTTGCAAACATTCGAGGAAAGTACTCTACTCTACCCGGTCCTGGGGGTACTCTCTCAATGAATGCTTCAGAGCTAATGGCAGAAGGACAGCGTTTACATGAAGATTGTTTGCGTCAGATCCAAGACATGGAAGTGGGTCAAAATGGTCCTGATAATTTTTATTTGCCATTCATGATAGGTTAATAAAATCAATCACTTATGAATTTTCGTCCGACCTATCTCTATATCAAGCAGCATGCTCTTACAGGCAAATGCTACTTCGGGAAGACTACAAGCTCAGATCCGGTGAAGTATGCAGGATCAGGAAAGCATTGGGTCAATCACCTGAAGAAACATGGTTATGAACATGTAGAGACTCTTTGGTATTGTCTCTTTTATGAGCAAGAAGATCTTAAAAAATTTGCATTACTTTTCTCTGATCAACAAGATATCGTGAAGTCTGATCATTGGCTGAACTTGATGGTTGAAAATGGTCTTGATGGTCCAGGAAGAATGAAGGGGCATGAAGTTACTAAAGAAACTAGAGCAAAAATCTCTAAGGCAAGAACTGGAAATGTGGTAATCTCAGAATCTACTAAAGCTGCTATCTCTGAGCGATGGAAGGGAAGAGAGATTACTTCAGAACATCGCGCAATTATTTCTGCAACTCACAAAGGAAAAGTAGTATCAGAAGAAACTTGTGCAAAGCTTTCTAACGCTGCCAAGAGCCGTCAAATCTTGACTTGTCCACATTGCCATAAATTTGGCATGTCTTCTAACATGATGAGATACCACTTCGACAATTGCAAGGTACTGAACAATGGCTAATCCTCCAGTAACTCCACCAAACGCGAATGATCCGAATTGCCGTGTCAATGACACGACACAGCCTCCTATTAACATCTTTCAGAATGACGGAGCTAAGACTAACACCAACATTCAGAACGGTGCTTACGTTCCTCCTAATTACCAGAAGGGTACGCTTGATCTCTCAACTTCTGAGTGCGCAGAAAACGATTCGAACTACATGGCTTCGCTCATGGCCGAAGCCCTCAACATTGCTGCTGGTCCCGTTAACGTCTTCCCAATGTTGGGAGTTCACAATCAAGGCTCCACTCTTGATCAGCCTGGAGTAGGCAACCCAGTTTCCGGTGGCACTGCCGCTGGTTACAACACAACCAATGCGTTTACTGCGGGGGTTCAAACTGCCTGGCGTTCTGTACAAACCGGTGCAGCCGTCATAACAGCACCAGCCTACCTTGGTTATGACTTTGGAACGTTGAAAGCTTGGCCGCCCAATAATCTAGGCGGTACAGAACGCACTTTCCCAAGTACTGCGGTGCGTCAGCAGATTTCCACATTGAAGATTAAACAAGGATCAGATCCTGGGATGCGCTGCACTCAGATTCGTGTTGAGGCATCTGATGACAATGTTACTTGGTATCGTGTTGATGTCTTGAATGCTCCAGACGTAGCTACTCTAGTGACTCTCGGCATTCGCTCAAACGCAGCTTATCGTTCATGGCGCCTCGTTCCGTCTTTCTTCTCTGGGGTCGCAGCAAATAAACCTTGGGAAGTGCTTGAAGTTCACTTCTTACAGGCTACCCAGATCTCACTAGATAACATAGAGGACTTTGAGTTACTTGAGAATCGAGCTCGTGCTTACTGCCACTCATCGACGATGTTGAAGTGTACGTATGATCTCTTGGACGTTCAGTCAGAACTAGCAAAGTTTGGTATCAACCTACCGCAGACTTACATCTTTACTACTAGCTTTGCTGACATGGTCGTAAAGTTGGGCCGTCCTGTCGTTGTCGGTGACATTGTCGAGCTACCGGGCGAGATTCAATTTGATCCAAACCTCAAACCTGTTAGAAAGTGGCTAGAAGTCACGGATGCTGGCTGGAGTACTGACGGATATACTCCCAACTGGCGACCGAATCTCTTCAGGTTCTATGCACAACCCATTCTTCCCGCGATCGAACAGAAAGATCTTCTTGGGGTGCCAGGTCAAGTTAATGAGGCTACTTCTGACAGTGACTTCTTACTGAACAGTCTCTTGCAAAATGATCAAGCTTTCAAGTCAACTGAAGAGATCAAGCAAGCTTCTGCGATTGCTGTGTCACAGACAGGTGAAGATCCACAAGACATCCAGTCAGGTAAGCCCTTACTGGGACCAACTGGTGCCTATGACGGAAATGATCTCTACGCAGAAGACGCTTTACCACCAAACGGAGCTGCGTACACGTATGGAGATGCTTTACCAACTGCAAACACGATCGCGGATGGTCACTATCACCGTCAGACTTACACGAATGTGAATGCTGCAATCAGACCGCCTGATCGACTACTGCGTTGGTTTGCTTCTACTCAACGTTGGAAAGTTATCGAGATTAACTCTCGTGTAGCGCCTGAATCGCACAAGAAGACGATCGGAAAGATCATCTCTTCGACAACAAGAATCAACCCAGACGACAAGATGTAAATACTTCTAGGAGTTAAAAGATGAAGGTAAACGACATTCTGCAAGAAGACCAACTTGATGAGATCAAGTTGCGACATGTTTTGGCCGGTGCAGCTCTCGGAGCTGCAATTGGAGCTGGTGGCGTAACCAAACTTCATGCTGATCAAAAAGACACCGAAAAAACTCGAACTGTGCAGGTTGCCAAAGATGAAGCCAAGAAAGAGCTGACTAAGAAACTTACTCCAGCTCAAGAAGAACAGCTTAGGGTTAAAGAACTAACAGATTCTGTTCTATCAAAATATAAGCACAATATCAGTGCAGCTGAAGCTGAAAAAGTAGTCAAGCTAGCAATTAAGCATGAAACTTCAAACTTTACTGCTGAAGACATTCTTGCCCAGATCGGAGTTGAAAGCAGTTTCAAAAAGACGGCTGTTTCAAAATTGAAAAAAGACCCCGCCGTCGGTTATACTCAGATCAGGCCAAAGATTTGGGGAATGAAAGCTAATGAGCTTTCAGGAAGTGTTGAGAAGCAGATCAAGAAGACATACGAGATCTTGGATCATTACTATCAAAAGCTAGGTAACAAAGAAGATGCTTGGCATGCTTACAACGTGGGAATAACAAATTTCAAGCGTAAGAAAGGGTTGAACCCAGAATACACGAAGAAGATCAAGCGTGAATTGACGAGGTACATGTGAAGCTTAATGAACTTAAAGTCGTCGAGACAGTCAATGCTTTTAGCAGCAATGCTTCCAATGTTGAGATCCAACATGCAGCCGAGCAGAACTGTCGTTGTCCAAGAGAATCTCAAGACCTACCACATGGTTGTTCTAAAGAAGGATGCCCTCGATTAGCACGGTACCATGCAATTCATCAAAAGACGCGGGTATCATAATGAAACTTTACGAAATTGTTTCTCATGGTCTAATTATTGTAACTGGACCATTAGATTCTGGTAAATCTACTTACAAGAGAAATCTATGTAAGAAAGCGAATACCGAGTGTTTGACAGAATATCAAACTACTGACATTGACATAACAAATTCTGGATGGTGGAAGCCATTACAAAAATACGCAGGAAAATCTACTGTCGTGGAAACTCATCTTTATTATGAGGGAGAAATACCAGGAGACAAAAAGATCATAGCTGCAAAAGTCAAGAAACCACCAGAAGGAGTAGAAGTTCATTTCATGTTACCTTCAGTCAAAACATTATGGAATCGTCAAAAAAATGGATATGATGAAAAGGTAGACATCTCAAATTCTCAAGCTGATTTAGATGGGTATACTTCAATCTACGAAGCTCTCAAATCTAAAGGTACAAAGGTACAGATTGTAAAATGATTCGTCATTATTATTATAATCGTCAAATCAAGAAGTTCATTCTCGGCTTTGCAAATGTTTTTGCTGGCATGCAAGTTTACGGCGGACTTGACGGTGCTGGGCAGTCGATCATGATGGAAGTTCCTGTCAGATACGGCTCTTCCGATCGGGTGACAGCTGCGATTGCAGCCGGTAACACACAGAATAAGCTGCACACGCTTCCGATGATGTCTTGCTACTTGACCGGACTTGAGCTTGCTCCTGACCGAATGCACGGTGTCAACCAGACCGATCGTCGTACCTTCCTGGAGCAAGGTGGTATCTTCCCAGACGACGTTAAGTCGATCCAGAGAGTGATGGCGATTCCATACAACATGCAGATGGAACTCTCGATCTACGCATCGAACACTGACCAGATGTTTCAGATCATCGAGCAGATCTTGATTCTGTTTGACTATGATATGCAGCTTCAGTTCAATGATGCTCCGTTTGACTGGACGAAGATCTCAAAGCTATTCTTACGCGGAATCAACAATGAAGAAAACTACCCGATGGGAGTAGATCGTCGCGTGATCATCTGGTCTCTGCAATTCGAGATGCCGGTATGGTTGTCTCCCCCGATTGAAGTTCGCAATGATCTTGTGCAGAGCATCAAAATTAGAATCGGCGATCTTAACACTTTGACATTAGATGAGATTGATCAGGATGGTAACTTGACTCCATTCGGTACAACTTACACTGAATTCACAGTTACAGATGGCACAAACGCAACCATTACTGCACCCGATCCCGGTGGTACACAACCTGTCAACCCAGGTGGAATTTGAAGTTTTTGGTCTCTTCCTGATAAATAAGCTAGTCTAAAAACGATGTAAGTATGCATCACTAGGAGAAAAAATGGCTACTCTCGCACAAGTCGGTATTGCAGGTGTCGGTAACGGCGTCCTCCAACCAAAAGCTAAAAACCGTTGGAGAGTTCTCTTCACCGGTCTCGGTGGAATTTCCGGATCTACTTCCGGCGTTCCCAACGATCTATCCCTTCAGGTCATCACTCATACTCGTCCGAGCCTTTCGTTTGAAGA